AAGTCTTTTTCAGAGTTTCCTAAGGAAACCCCGCCATAAGCTTCGGACAAATCCGTTCCACGCAAAATCGCTCGGTTTAGCCACTGCTCATCTGGATCATCGGTTTCCACTTCAGGGATAGGCATGCCTACGTCCCAAAGGGCCGTATTATTTGCGAGCCTGACAGGCGGCATCTTCATCGTTCGCCCGCTTGGTAACGTCAATGTCGAATCAACGGCGTTGATTGGCTGTCGTATTAGGCCGTGCCATGGCCACCCCCATACCTGCGGAGCTTCATCGAGCGGGCTATTGGGAAACATCGTTCGCGTACTCCATCACAACTTCTGCGCCTGACGCGTCGGTCATGACGATCTTCTTCACGCTGCGATACCGGAGCCAGGCCAGGCCATCGCTGGTGGGGATTGTCTGCAGTTCGTAGTATTCGCGCTGGCCAGCATCTTCCTCGATCAGGGGGCTCGCAATACCGCCACCCCCGCCGATCTGCTTGCCAGCGGGGTTGTAGTCCGCCCGCCCGCGCTTTGCATCCAGGGCGCCGCGCGGATCGATTTTCCGCAGCGACCGCGCCTGGCGTTCCGGCTCGATCAGCCGGTTGAGCGCCGCAGTCAGGCCTTGGTCACCGCGGCGCTCCGCTTCAACCCGTTGGCCGCCGGCGCGGCGGATCGCTTCGTTCCTCGCGCCGATGCCGCGGCGCTCGTCTGATAGAGCCATGATCCACCTCCGTTATGCCGGCGCAGGCATGTCAGCGAGTACAAGCATGGTCATCGTCCCAGCGATGGCGTCGTAATACACCCGCGCCCAGGCCTCACCAGCTAGGTCTATGCCTCGGATCTGGAATCCATACTCGCGGGTTGAAGCCCAATTCCTCTGCATCCCGACGATGAACGTCCCACCCGGCAAGTCGACGCCACCCGCGGTCCCGACGAAAAACACTGAATCTGCGTTCCCCTTGACGTGCAAATCAAATTGCCGAGAAGAGGCTGTCTCGATATCGACAGCCCCGATCTCGTTCTCAGGAATGTTACTCAGAGGCGCCTCGACAACAGCGTGCTGCGGCCCAAGCGAGAAATTGCCCGCGCCAGTTATGTGCAGTACTTCGGAGGGAGCGCTTCCACCGCCGCCGCCCTGCTTCACCCAATCCGCCGCAGAGGCCGTGCCCTTGGCAAGGTATTGGTCACCGTTTGTCGTGTTTACGTAATGAGCGCCCACGCTGGGCGGGGCCGAGGGTGGAGCGCCAGCACCGGACAGGACGTGCGTAACAGTTGCCATCAATTGTTCTCCATGATCAGGTTGTTTCCGGCGCCATCGACGAGAGCCGAACCGCTCGCATCGACCAGGGCTCCTTCGGGAGTGCCGCCCTCAAGGGCCGCGATTCGCGCTTGCAGTGCCATGAGATCGCCGGCCGTGACGGCTGCATAGATCGCCGACCCCGCCGGCCAGTTGCCGTCGGCGGTGGCTTCCTGGGCGCGCTCGATCGTCACCACCCCACCGGCGCGGGCGGTTGCTTTCACGATCTCATGCTGAGCGCCGGCAGCATCCGCCAGCGTCAACAGCACCCAGTTACCGCCAGAGAGCGGCAGCAGCGCGGCGGCAGCATCCGGCACCGTCAGGCTCAATTCGCCAGGCGAAAGGCCGGCGCTCAGCGTCGTCTTCCAGTTGTTGATCCAGGCTCTCGCCATCGCTACATCTCCAGTAAGTCGTCAGGCACGGATACCCGGTAGGTGGCCGCAAGCTCCGGCGCATGCTCGTCCCGGTAGGTCTCCGGAATGTCTTTTGCGGTCACCGAGAAGCGGCGCGGGAACAGCTCCAGGCTCGGATTGATGTCGAGATCATTCTCTGTCCAGTTGCCCGCGAACCCATCCGCTTCGTCGTCATAGATCGGGCTGCTGTTGCGGCCGCCGAGTTGCGTCGGTAGCTGGCCACCACCAGACGGAGGGCTGTCAGGAGCAACTGAGCCAGACGGAGGCGCCAGCGCATCAGCGGCGCCACCACCACCGCGCATCACCGCGATAGAGATCGTGGTCAGGGCGCTTCCGGATGCGAGATCGAGTCGGTCGACAATCCGCTGGCACTTGCCCACCGCGCGAGCGCCCTGATCATCGAGCCGGATCGTATGCACAAGGTCGATCGGCAGGACCATGCTGGTGGGCACGTCCCACGTCACAGTCGTCCCGCGGTGCGCGGCGATGAGCGTCGTGGCGCCCTGGGCCAACAAGCAGTTCAGTGCGGACAAGCGCCGGTTGTCGTCCTTCTCATCGCTGTGCCCTGTGCTGCCGCCGGTGATCGGATCGCTTTCCCAGCCCGAAGCCTTGTCCGACTCGATCTCGAACGAGGCACGCTGCCGACCGACAATCGGGCCGGTAGCTGCAACGCTCGGCTGCACTTCCATCACCAGCCTGTAGCGCTCGGTCACGGACTGCACCCAGCGCCGGCCAGCAATCCAGTTGCCTCCGAGCAGCAGCTCGGTGAAGTTGTTGATCCAGGCCGCCGGTGGGTTGCAGTAGACGCCCGTGGGCGGCAGCGGATACCAGGTGGCATAGAACAACGTCTGGCCGCTGCTTTCGGTCGCAGATGTGATCATCTCTACGTCGGGCAACTCGGTATCGTCGCCGCGCCAGTTGCAGAACCCAGCCTCACCAACAGCGTTCCCTGTGCCGGGGTGCTGCCAGCTATACGAAGCGTTCAACTGCCAGAGCCGGCTGAATCGGTAGTCGCACTCGATCTCGATCCTGTTCGTCTGCGAGCTCAGGTCGGCCAACTCGACCGCAAGCGATCCGTATACCGTAGAGCCTTGGCCGAACTCGAAGGCAGGAGCCACCGAAAGCCATGACGTGACGCGGAGAGCACCATATGGCGAACAGTCCAAGCTCCCAGTTACGCTGGTCAAACGCTCCTGGGCGTAGTCCCACCGCGAGCGTCCATCGACCGGCTCGAACACATCTGCGGACCAGGCGCCGACGACCAGGGCGTCGATGGCCGCAATCTCCATGGCCTCTACACGCTGCTGCAACTGGTCCGTGCAACTGACGTCCAGGACGCGCCGAACAGGATTCCAGGCTGGCTGCGTAACCCTTCCCGTAAACCGCCGGCCCTGACTCAGCTCCCCGGCGGTCTCCGTTGCGTAGTCGATGGTTACGGTTCGGCCGATCCAGTCTGTAGGGACAACAGGGCCGTCGCCGAGATAGATCGAAAAGGACGCGACGCCAGCCGCCCCCTCTTCACGATCGACCTCGATCTCCCCGGTCAGGAGCGGTGTAACGTCGTCATCGCCAACACGCACGATTGCTCGCCATGTGAAAGCGTAGCCTGGGATGATCGGCTCAGGACCAGGCACAACGGATTGAGCGGCCGAGTTCAGCGCAGCGCTATTGAGCGGTCCACCGTTGAGCATCAGATTTCCTCAGCGACAATTTGCCAGGTCCGGCTGTTGTTCGAAGAATCAAGCGCTTCAGGAGGGACCGACGCGAAGACGTGGAACAGCGGCCACCACTCTACGCGGTAGAGTTGCGCGCCCGGGATCTCCGACACAGTTACCACCTGGCCGGCAGACGAGACGTCCGTTCTGACCCACTCACGACCGACTAGCGCCAGCCCCCATGGACCGGCGTCCGGCCGAACCTCGCCCGGGATGGTGAATACTCGGTCGGCGGCAGTACGACCCGAGATGCCAAGCGACGCATTGCATCGCAGCTCCAGCGGGCTGTCGAAGTCGAGCCCAAGCATCCCCGTACCGATCCATCCTGAACCGCTGATGGTGATTGCCGTCTTGCGCCAGTGCGTCATCTGTACTGCCGCACCTCCGCTGAGCCTCAATCGCTCGACGCCGCCATCTACAGCCTGGTACTGACACTGCGGGGCGCCACCGTGTATCACGATCGGTATTCCCCCGAGCATCACGTTCGGAATGATCATTCCCAACTCCATAAAAAAGCCCGCGCGAGGCGGGCTTGGTCATTTTGGGCGCGTCCGCCCGAACTTCGAGGCGGCCTTGCGTATGTCTCGGAGCGTGTCGTGTGTCCCGAAAACGGTGAAGCCGGCATCGTCTCCACCCAGGTTGAGGGTCAGCGATCCCAGGTTTTGCATGGCTGCCAGCGGATTCGCCTGCTGAAGCGCCGCGGTCGGAATCTCGGGTATCTCGGGGAGAGTTCGTTGATACCTCTGCGACATCTGCAGCGACTGCACCGCGTTGAAGATGCGCTCTCCTCCGCGCATCATCATCAATTCCGGCCCACGCTCCCCAACCCACGCCATACCAGGGGGAGCGCTCTGCGTACCAGTGGCAAACCCGGGTATCTTGGGGGTGATGCTGGGCACGCCAGGCAAGCCCATCTCCGGAGGCGGAACCAGCGTGATGGGTATCACGAGTTGCTCAGCCAGTCCGGCGGCGATGTCGGCAACCTGTTGCTTCAAGGTCTCCGCGCTTTCGAAGTCCATTCCGAACGACACCTCGACGTTTTGCACAGCCTTGATGCGCTCCTCGAGGTCGGCCAGGTTCAGGCGGTTGACGTCATCCGCAGCCTTGGCATTACCAGCCTCGACCTCTGCGGCCTTGTTGGCGATGCGCTCCACCTCCTTGGCCACGCCTTCGAAGCCGTAGCTGTTCGCGCCAGCGTCCTTCAGTTGCTGAAGGATCTGCAGCGCGCGGCGCGCCTCCTCGATCGCCTTTTGGTTGTTGCCCGCGGTCAGCGCGTTGCGAGCCGAGGCCTGGGCCGCAGTGGCATCACCGAAGGTCTGCGTTCCGGAGGTGGGCGTCGCCTGGATGCCCTTCACCAGGTCGGCAAACTCCTTGCGGACATCTGCCTGGCGCGAAAGCGCGTCGTTGAGGTTCTTGGTGGACTGTTCAAGGAGGGCCTTGGTCCGAACAACCTCAGACTGGAGATCAGCGACGTTCTGTTCCCGAGCCCGCTTCAAGGCATCATTCTGGCGCTTCACGATCTGCTCTTGACGCGCCTTCTCTGCGGCGAGCGTGGCTGTGAGGCTGCCCTCGCCCTTTTTCACCAGCGTATTCGCCGTGTTGATCCCCTTGGCAACATCGTTCAACTGGTTCGCAACCCAGTCGACGATGCCTGTTTCCTTCGCGCGACGCCCCCAATATTTCTGGGTTTCGGAAAATATCCGGTTCAGCCCTGCACCAATCTCCGGGGCAAACGACGCCATCTCCTCGCGGAGCTTCGGCAACTCCTTCCGCAGCGCGATAACGATCTGCTCCGAGGTCAGTTCACCGGCGGCAGCCATCTCGCGAAGCCGGCCGACAGTCACTCCGAAGGAGTCCGCCAGGGCGCCAGCAATGCGATCCGAGGACTCCAGAACGGTATTGAACTCTTCGCCCCGCAGGACGCCACTGGCAATAGCCTGGGAGAACTGGGTAATGACCGACGCCGACTCCTCGGCAGAGGCTCCACCGATTTTCAGGCCAAGGGCTACCGCCTCTACGGTTTCGAGGGCGGCGCGCTGATCCATGCCCGCATCCCGAAGCGGGCGCTGCAACCGCGAATAAAGGCCGATGAGGTCGCCGACGTCGCCCTGAACATCATCCGCGATACGGTCGAGTTCGACTTGCGCAGTGTTGAATTCTTCCTGCGAGCGGGTCGCCAGGCGAAGCCGGGAATCGAGCCGGCCAACAGTGTCAGCCCCGTTCGCTAGCTTCGCCGTTGCAGCGCCTACTGCGGCGGCGAGACCCGCAACCGCCAGCGCTGGACCGCTCCCGCGGAGAGAGCCGATGCTCGACAGCCGCGAGCCGGCGCCAAGCGAGTTGAGTTCGCTCTTGGTCTCCGCGATCTGCTTTTTGAGCGCCCGCTGCGCAACGGCAAGTTCCCTTGTGGACAGCGTTCCGCTCGATCGAAGCAAGCGATATTGCTGGTTTAACTGCCCGATAGCAGCCTGTAGTTCGCGCACCCTGGCGACTCCCAGGGTGCTACGCGCTTGCTCCAAGTTGAAGCGGCGCTGCTCTATCGCGCTCTGCTTGATCGCTGCGGCCTGTTGCCGGAGGCTGGTGGTGGCCGCATCATTCCGGCCCGCCT